CCTAGACTGACCACTCACTCGCTTGAACCCCTTCAGGGGTACCTTGCAAAGAGTGAGTTCAGGTATGTCTAGTCTGAGTCACGCTCAGATTTCACGTCCATTCAGCACTAGGGGCGTCATGGGTCATCATTGATCCTGCTCCGATGACAAGGAGCTTCCTCATGCCTATCTACCCGCGTAACCTAACCGTTTCCGGCTGGGTCGGTTCTAAACGGGCCTCGTACTCTAATCAAACCGGGTACGGGTCTTATAACGAATCGCCTCGGCCGTGGCTGGACTACCAGAGGATTTTCTCTCTGAGTAAGCCAGCACCGGGCGCCTTGGACTGGAATGGTGCGCTTGATACTTATGCGTACAGTCAGACCTTTTCGGGCGAGGGCACTCGGCACCAAGCGATTGCTGATCGCAAGGCGTATGACAGGTTTAAAAGCCTAGCGTACGATTCGGCCGACGCAGGACTTCTCGCTGCCGAGCGGAAGGAGTCCCTAGGACTCATAGTCCAACGGGCCTCACAGCTCTATAAGGGTTACCGGGCTCTCCGCAAGGGAAAGTTTCGGAAATTCCTCAAGGAGCTACGGATCCGTCCGCTAAACAAGGACAAGAGAACCAAATGGACGCGTCCTCGTGATGCGTCTGCAATCTGGCTCGAGTACTGGTTTGGTTGGGCGCCTCTCATTAATGACATTGGCAACGTCATCGAGGTTCTTCAGGGAGATATCCCAGACCTTGAATTGAGGGCAGGTGGGTCCAGCAAGGGGAAGTTTAAGTCACATGAGGTCTACGGTCCCAACTTCTACAGGATCGTGGATCTCGACATTGTGGCTCGAACGACCTATTGGGGCAGGGTCAGGGTGACAAACCCGAACCTAGCCCTCGCGACACAGTTGGGCTTTGTCAACCCGGCTACGATTGTCTGGGAACTTATTCCTTTTAGCTTCCTCGTTGATTGGTTTATCCCAGTCGGCGACTTCTTGAGTCAGTCTACAGACTGGCTTGGGATGGAGTTAACGGATAAGCGGGTCTCGCGCAAGCGCACCGTTAAGGGCACAGAGAATATCTGTGTCTACGATACGCCTCAGCAGACCCTCTCGGACTCCGGTGTGTTCAGTCGCTCTACTAGCTGGGACGTACCCGGGGTAGTGATCACACCGATCAACGGACTTTCATTGACCAGGGGCGCGACTGCGATCTCCTTGTTGATAAGTCTCTTCTCAAAAGGCTGAAGAGCCATAACCACAAAGGTACTACTATGCCGAACATGGCAAACATCACTGTCAAGGCAGCGAACGGCACGACCGATGTCGTATTCACCGCGCTCACGCCGGCTGCGGGCGACCGCACTCCGGCGCGTTGGGCCGATGTCTCGGCCAATACGCGCGCAAACCTCCGTCCGACCGCCGAGATGACCTCGCGTTTCAACAACGCGCGGTCCGCTCGCCACGTGGATTTCACCCTCAAGTACCCCGAAGTCGCCAATATCGGCGGCGTCGATCAGGTCATGGGGACCGCTCTCTTGAGCGCCACGTGCGTGGTCCCTCTCCAGGTCACGGACACCACGATCTCCGAGGCGGTTGCACGATTCAGCAACCTGCTCAAGAGCGTGTTGATCCAGGACTCGGTGAAGGCCGGATACGCCCCCCAGTAACATAAGGGGGCGCTAAAGGCCGTTTAACCGGCCTACGGGGAGAAATCTATGCAAAACGAGCAACTCGTCAGCATGTCGCGCGCGCTTTACGCGGACCTCGACACTCCCATTTCTTTAGGGGTTCACCTCCGACAGAAATATGGTGAGTGGGACCAGTTCCTTGCAATGAGGGCTGATCCGGCACACTATCTCGACACCTCTCTCGGGGCCGACCGGTTCCTGAGAGATACTCAAGCGATTGAGTTGCTGCGGAAGTTTCCAAACCTCCCGGTTCGGATAAACCGCAAGCAGGTGGCGATAGACGGCTTCTACGCTGCTGAAAAGCAGTGCAGGAGAACAAACGACTTTCTTACTCCTTTCGTTGATAATTTTGGCTTTGATGCCACAACGATACGCCTCGTTCCTTTTGTGGAGCAGGTGAAAAGACTTGTGAGAAAGATACTCGGTCCTCTCCCTGAGGATTTGAGGATTCGCTTTGGTCCCGGTGCCACATTCGAGAGTAAGGGACATCGTCATGCCAGTTGCCTCACGGCAGCTGACAAAATGACTATGCCTCTATGTTGTACCCAGGGTGCTGTTGACCTCCTCTGTTTCATCTATGAGACTAAATGGGGAGAAGCAGTGCTCAAGAGAGATCATTCGGCTCCAGTCTTTGTTAACGGTAACCGTTTCACTACCGTGCCCAAGGACGCCACAAAGGACCGTGGTATCTGCATCGAGCCCGGCGCCAACGTTGCCCTGCAACTTGCCGTCGGCCGTGTGATTCGTAGCCGACTGCGCCGCTTTGGTTTAGACCTCGAGAGAGGTCAAGACCTCCACCGGGCTTTGGCCCAGGTGGGATCCCGTAGCGGGGATATTGCGACGTTGGATCTCTCGTCAGCAAGCGACACTGTTGCTTTGAACCTTGTGAAAGTCCTCCTTCCAGAGGACTGGTTCGAGCTACTGGCCTCACTCCGCTCACCGAAGACCTTAATTGGAAAACGGTGGGTGGTTTTAGAGAAATTCTCCAGTATGGGTAACGGCTTCACGTTCGAGCTAGAAACACTGATCTTCGCCTGCCTCACCGCTGTGGCGAGTGGGGGTCAGATCGGCTCTAACGTTTGGGTCTATGGGGATGACATCCTCTATCCTGCGGAGAAGGCGAGTGCAGTCACAAACTGCCTGCGTCTGTTCGGTTTCACTCCGAACGCTCGAAAGAGCTTCTCGACTGGTCCCTTTAGAGAAAGCTGCGGGGGAGACTTCTTCGCCGGTTACCCGGTCCGTCCTTACTACATAGACGGAGAAGTCAATGAACCTGCTGCCTGGATCTCTGTTCACAATGGCTTGCGGCGCGCCTCCTTACAACTGGGGGTGGACCGTTTCCGACGCGCTAGAATTCGTGCGTTGGCTAATTTGCCTCGTGATATCAGGGGGATTAGAGGCCCCGTTCATTTAGGAGATCTCGTGATTCACGACCACGAGTCTCGGTGGGAAACCACTGAGCGTGCCGGGATCCGGTACGTCAAGGTTTGGAGGCCGATTCTCAAAAAGATTAAGCTTTCAAATTTCTCTCCTGATGTTCAGCTTGCGGTTGCCCTTTACGGTTCTGCAATGGGCCAGACGACGAATATGCTGGATCTCATCGTCAAAGGCCTTACATCCGATGGCGGGCTCCGAGAGCCCGTTACCGTGATGCGTGATGCAGTCCTCGTTCCCCGCAATGGGGTTCTTGGATACCGAAAGGGTTGGGTCCCGTACTCTTGAGTACGGCGTAGTTCCCGAAAGGGTGGTTCCCTCTGGGAGTAAGTGTTGGGCGC